GAAACATTTGCTAGAAGATTACAAAATCAAGAAAGAATTACAATGCAAGTAGCACAATTTTTATGGGATGAATTAGAACCTATTGGTGTTGCTGTTCAATTAACTGCTAAGCATATGTGTATGGAAATGAGAGGTGTAAAGAAACATAACACTCATACTACTACAACTAAACTAATGGGTGTATTTAAATCAGATCAAAGTGCAAGACACGAATTTTTAAATGCAATTAAATGAGAAACAAATCGGACAAATCGGACACACTAAAAAAGAAAACATTAGAAACATTAGAAAAGTCATTTGGTGTAATTACTACTGCTTGTAAAAATGTTGGCATTGCTAGGAGTACATTTTATGAATGGTTAAAAGATGAGGAGTTTAAAAAGTCAGTCAATGACATACAAAACATAGCATTAGATATGGCAGAAAGTCAATTGCATAAACAAATACTAAATGGCAATACAACTGCAACTATATTTTATTTAAAAACAAAAGGTAAGAGTAGAGGATATGTTGAAAGGCAAGAAATCACAGGTGCAGAGGGTATGCCTACTAACTTTCAAATTGAAATAATTGGCAGAACTAAAGATAAAAACTAATGTTGTTTATGAACATTTATTAGATAACACAAAAAAGATTGTAGTTGAGCAAGGTGGTACTCGTTCAGGCAAAACCTATAATATTATTCTTTGGATTATATTTGAGTATTGTGCCAAACAAAATGACAAAGTAATTACCATTTGCAGAAAATCATTTCCTAGTTTAAGAGCAACTGTTATGAGAGACTTTATGGGTATCTTACAAACTCATAATATGTATAGTGAGAAGTTTCACAATAAGTCAAATTCTGAATACTATTTATTTAACAACCTAATTGAATTTATATCTCTTGATCAACCTACAAAGATTAGAGGTAGAAAAAGAGACCTACTATTTATAAATGAAGGTAACGAATTATATTTTGAAGATTGGCAACAACTTATATTTAGAACACAAGAACAAATTATATTAGATTTTAATCCTTCAGATGAGTATCATTGGATATATGATAAAGTAATACCTAGAGAAGATTGTGCATTTTTTAAAACAACTTACTTAGATAATCCTTTTGTAGAAGATTCAATTAAAGCTGAGATAGAAAGGTTAAGAGACACAGATGACCAATATTGGAAAATATATGGATTAGGTGAACGAACAGCAAGTAAGAGTACAATATTTAAATACAATGAAGTAAATCAAATACCAATAGATGCAAAGTTAATTGCTTATGGAATGGATTTTGGTTACTCAAATGATCCTAGTACACTAGTTAGTATTTATACATTAGAACATAACTTATATGTTAAAGAGCATTTATATAGAACACAAATGACTACTAATGATATTAGCAAATTCTTAAAAGAAGAAAATTTACAATCAAATCCAATTTATGCTGATAGTGCAGAACCTAGATTAATAAGTGAATTAAGAAAGATGGGTCATAATATATTTCCAAGCATTAAAGGTAAAGATTCAATTAATGCAGGTATTGACTTATTAAAAAGATACAAAATAAATATACTATCAACCTCATCTAATGCAATAGCAGAGTTTAGGAATTATAAATGGAAAGAAGATAAATCTGGTAGGTTAATAAATGTACCTGAAGACAAACACAACCATATTATTGATCCCTGTCGCTATGCAACCTACTCAATCTTATCAAGACCAAACTTCGGTAAATACACTCTACATTAAAAAAAGTTATTAATTATTTTGTTTATAAGTATCTTTATTGTATATTTAAGCATAATAATTAAATAAAAACAATATGAGAACACTAGACAGGTACAAACAAAATTTAAAAATTCAAGGCAATAATGTATGGAGTTACAGTACAATAGTTGCAAAGATTGATGGTAGTAATTTAATTCAATTAGGTTATTGGTCAATGACTACACAGAAACACATAAATTATGTAGCAAAGCAGTTTAATTTAAATTTGATAGATGGATAAGAAATTAACAACAGCAGCAAAATTAGGCAAACAATTTAAGAAAGCACAAATGATATTTTTAGTTTCGTTTCCAACTTATTTTATAGCAAGAGTATTAATGACTTTAATATTTAACATATGAATTATGATGACTGGTTAGTACAAATGGAACACGATTACAGAGGTTGGAATGATGCAGATTATACTTGTGATCATTGCGAGAAGCCAATACATAAAAAAGGGTATTGCAGTAGCAATTGTTTTGAGGCAGATATGATGTAAGTTTTTTGGGTAATCTTACATTTAAAAGGGAGGGCAGAAATGCTCTCCTTTTTTTTTATTACTTTTATGACTATAAAATACACAATTAAATCCGTTATATATATATGAAACTTAGCATTACTATACCAACATCATTAAAAGATATTACTTTAAGACAGTATAAACATTTCTTAAATATACAGAAAGAGAACAAAGGAGATAAATTTTATGATGCAAAAATGATAGAGATATTTTGTAATATGCCTTTAAGTAAAGTTATATTATTAAAACTATCTGATAGTCAAGAAATTATAAAATTACTCAATGATATATTTGACACCAAACCTGCTTTAGTACAAAGATTTAAATTAAACAAAATAGAGTATGGTTTCCACCCTCAACTAGATGATCTTACTTTAGGTGAGTATATTGACTTAGATACTTTTATAGGTGATTGGGATCAAATAGAAAAAGCAATGAATGTTTTATATAGACCAATAATAGCAAAATTAAAAGATAAATATACTATAAAAGATTATGAACTAGGAACAGAACAAGATTTATTGGATATGCCTATGGATGCAGTAATGTCCTCTATTTTTTTTTTGTGGAATTTAGGTCTAGAATTGTCGACAATTATGATGAACTCTTTGGACAATCAGGAGAACGAAGCCTTGATCAAACATCTATCTTTAACACAAAGTGGGGATGGTATCAATCAATTTATGCACTCTCTAAAGGGGACATTAGAAGATTTGAAAATATCACTAAATTAAAAATGCACGAATGCTTTATGATGCTATCATTTATGAAAGACAAAAACGATCTAGAAGCAAAACAAATAAAAAAGAAATTTAAATGAGCAATCAAGGTATAAGAGGTTTTTATCAATTAACACAGACAATAAAAGAGGAACTATTAAAAGATGTAAATATTAACACAGTAACAACAGGAGATATTACAGATGTTAATTTAAACAAACAAGATATATTTCCATTAGGTCATATTATAATTAACTCAGTAATTGATGAGGAGAATGTACTAAGATTTAATATGAGCATTTTAGCTTGTGATATTGTCAACCAATCTAAAGAATTAACTGTAGATAGATTTACAGGAAATAATAATGTACAAGACATCTTAAACACACAATTAGGAGTATTAAATAGATTAACACAAAGATTAAGAAAAGGAAGTTTATATACTGAGATGTATCAATTAGAAAACTCTCCAAGTTTAGAGCCTTTCTATGATCGTTTTGAAAATCAATTAGCAGGATGGACTATAACTATGGAAGTATTAATTTATAATGATATATATATCTGCTAATGAAATATATATCTTTTAAACAATCAATAGAAACATTTGCTGAATATGTTATAAAACAAGCAAGAGTAAATTTAGCTAAGAAAGATAATCAAGATGGTAAATTATCTACCTCTTTGACATCAAAAGTTGATACTCTTCCTGGTGCATACATAGTAAGATTCTATATGGAAAACTATGGTATATTTCAAGACAAAGGTGTTAGGGGTGTGGAATCATATTATGCAGATAAAGTTACAGCAGGATCACCTTTTAGTTATAAAAGCAAAGGTGGTAAGTTTGGTTTGAAAGGTATGCCACCACCAAAGGCATTTGATAAATGGACAGTACGAAAAGGATTAGCACCTAGAGATAAAAAAGGTAGATTTTTAAAAAGAAAAACATTAGACTTCTTAATAGCAAGAAGTATATTTAAAAAAGGAATAAGAGCAACAAGTTTTTTTAGTGATGCATTAAAAGAAGGTCAAGCTAAATTTGGAGATGAATTTTTAAAAGCAATTGCAAAAGATATAGAAAACAGAAATAAGTAAACAATGGCAAACATAGCATTAAGAAGTCCACAATATAAATTTATAGAAGCAACATCAGCAACTTTGTCTGTTAAGTGTACAATAACAATAGACGGAACATTAAGATATACTCTAATTAAAAATGTAACACCAAGCACAGGTGTTAATTTTGACATTTCAGAACTTGCAAGAGATTACTTAAATGTAACTTATTCAAGTACATATGTAATTAGAACTATTGCAATAGTTACAAGTTTACAAAATTATGCGGGATTAAATGCCACAGGTTCTACTATTGGAAGTGCAGTTGCATACACAGACACAGGTTTTGAAGCATTTGGAAAATTTGTTGAAGGATCAAATCCTACACTTCCATTTACTACAAATCACAAGTATTTACTAGCAGCGAAGTATGGAAAACTGGCTACTGAATGGAATATATATGTTCCAAATGGTGTTTCGGGATATGTTCATTATATGACAGGTGGTGGGTCAACATCTGTTAGTTCTTATAGTGCCTCAGACACACAAGTCGTAAATCAAGGTAGTAATATTCTTTACATAAATAGAATTGATTGCACTAAATATGGAGATGGAAGAAAAATAACATTTATAAACCGATATGGAGTTCAGCAAGATTTATGGTTTTTCTTAAAGCAAGTAGATTCAGTAAAAAGATCAAATGAAAGTTTTAAATCAAACACATTAAATTTTCCAGATGATGAGTATGCTCAATATGAAATAAATAACTCACCTACTAAACTAATAAACACAACAGCAAAACAAAATCACACTTTAAGTTCTGGTTATTATCCAGAATACACTAATCAATTTTTTGAGCAATTACTATTAAGTGAGTATGTTTGGATGACAAGACCTAAAAAAGAA